TTGCGCCGAGTTCAATTTCTGCATCGGTAAGAAGTTGAACTACGGCGTAGTTGTCTATGAGGTATTTCTGCGTAATGCTGTAAACAGCCATGAGCGGTAGCCCCGCTCTCGACTAAGCCTGTGTGATTTTGCGGATCATTCCACCGATTGCAGCGAAGGTTGAGACATAGCCGTGAAAGCTCATGGTCTTGCCCAAAGTTGCAGGAGTGTCCACGCTAAGGAGGCCCTGAATGCTTTCGTAAAATTCGTAAGCATCGCCTTGTCCCTGACCTACGCGGGTGATGATCATGGTCTTGTCTGCAAAGTTGCTGTCAACTACAAGCTGCAAGCCAAGTGGCGTACCGTTCCACGATGTTGCGCTTCCGCCGCCGAGTGCGTTTTGGCCTGTAAGACCTGCACCGATAAATGGGAAGATTGGTCGGTTGGTTGTGTCTACAAGCTGACCAAGTTGTGACCAAACATCTACCGAGACAAACATGTGTGTCGGCATCCAGTTACGGTTTGTTGAGATGTCTTTTGCCGAGTCATAGATTGACTTAAGCAAGTCGGCGACTGTTCCGTCCCAAACGCCCGAAGAGTTTGCTGCACTTAGCAAGTTGTCTGCAGCCAAGTTATCGGATGCGATCATGTATTCGCCCATCAAGTCATTCAAGATTAGTTGCATTGCTTCTGGCGAAGTGAACGAAATATCTTGTGCACTCAAACTTACTTGTCCAGCAAGTGTGCTTTTTGTAACCGAGTTTGCAGCAATGACCATTGTGGTCGCTGACACTGCAGAAAGTTCGGTTGATTGTGCAGCGACGCTTGTATGTGTCGTGATTGTTGGACGAGTGAAAGTCTTTGAGCGACCGTTGTCAGGATAAGCGCGAGCGCCTACAGCCTCGACTACTGGGCGCAAGAAGTTTAGATCCTGCACCAATGGTCCGAGCACCGGAACAGGTAAGAGGCCCGGCGTGTCCGAGGTAAGGACATCGCCTGCAGCTGCTTGAAGTGAGGTGCGCTGTGATGCAGAAAATTCTGCGACTGCTGCGTTCATGTTGGAGAATGTGTCTCCGCCGATGTGATAGGCAGCCATAAATTCGCCAGCTGATGGCAACTTAAATTCACGCTTTGCTTTTGCTGGAATTGGTGCAGTTGGAATTGTTGCTTCTACTGCTGGGACTGTTGGCTCTGACATGGGTTCGTTCTCCTGTGTAGGTTCTGTTTCTATAATACTTATTTCTTCGTCTTCGTGGTGGATACTCGCTGCGATATCTGTGATCATCGCTCCAGCAAAAGCAGGAACTGGCACCATAGACAACTCAATCCAGTCGGCTGCTAACACTGTTAGCGATCCGTCTTTGTTTGCTCGAGTCTTAGTTGGGTTCACTCCGACAGATACCGAGTCCAATACGCCGTCTAAGGCGAGCTGTAGGGCTTCGTCGCCTGCAGCGGTCTTGCTGATCTTGGCACTAAAGAGCATGCCTTCTGGAGTGTCTACGCGCTCGGTAACAATTCCGATGGCCTGATTGCTGTCATGGTTCATGTATAGGCGCGGTGCTTTGCCTTCGATTGGAAGGCTGCCTTGCTCAAAGATGACTTCGGTTCCGTCGGCGACTGTTGCTGCTACGCCGTAAGGAACTGCGATTCCTGTGATGGTTCGTGATGGTGTTCCGTCGCCTGCGGCTGCATCGATGCTGGCGGATGGTGCTGTGAATCTGATCATTAGTTTGCGATCTCCTCTTGAGTGTCTTCTTGTATTGGCATTTCCATTTTGTCTGCTAGGTAGTTTTCTTCTAAATATGATTCGTAGTCAAAGGCGACATAGGTGCCGTTAGGCAAAACATTATTCATGGATAGTGTTTCTGCTATTGCATCGGCGTACAGCTTCACGCCAAAAAATAGCAAGTCCATTCGAGCCTGTTGCGATGACTGATATGAATACGATCCTGTAGATACGCCGATCAGGTATGGCGGAACATTGCCGATACGACCGCCAGTTTCTAACGCGCTGTAGTTAGCGGACTCAATAAGAAGCATCTTGTCTGGCGACATCGTTGTTGGTTCGTATTTAAGGAATTCGTTTAGCGCTGCAGTTTGATTAGTTGCTCGAGCAGTGTTGAACGCTGCAGCAAGATCCGCTAATTCTTGCGCGCTTAAAGGCTCGCCTCCGGTCTGCATCAGGACGCCCGCTGGAATTGATGAGCTGGCGTTTCTCGCGCGCGCGTCTTGAATCTTGATTGCTGTTTCAATTGCGGCTTGCGATGAATAGACCATGCCTTGTGTTGGCGACAGGAATTGCACAAGGTTTACTGGGTCTATTTGTCCGCCTTGAAAATAAACTTCTTTGGAAGGTGCGAACCAGACAGGACCTGCCATGTCGGTGGTGGTGACTGAGCCCGCTGGGAGCCTTGAGAAACTCGCGGGATAACCGTCAGCGGTGCGCGATGTGATGTACCAAAAAGCGCGACCGTAAAAGTACAAGTCGTCAAAAGTCCACGACATTAAAAAGTTATAGGGAACGGTTTGATCTGGGCGACGCAACCAAGATCGGGGGGCGATATAGACGCGTTCCATTTCTTCGCCGTTCCACATTTCATTATACATCTGTAATGGCATGCAGCCAATTACTGACGCAAGTAGATCGCGTGCGCGTGAGATTGCAGGGATTGAGATTGCTGCCGCGCGAAGTTGGCCCTCTCGATAGGTGTAATACTGACCGATCATATTTGCGCCGACATTGCTGGAGTTGTAGCCGGGGTTCATTGCTCCAGCTGCAGCAGCTTTAGCAGGCGCGGGACTGATCGCAGCCTTGTTTACTTTACGATCAAAGATTCCCATAGCACAAGATTACACATTGCGCTCGGATTGTGGTGGCACTCGCCCAGTCAGTTGCGGTATCCCGACGACAGGCAAGCAAGCGGACGAGTGCCAAGAAGATGTTACTGATTTACAGTGACCAGCATCGGCTTCTGGGAGTTGCCCGGTCGTGCAGCTGCCGCCGCTCCCCAGATCATCGTCCGACACAACTCGATCGGGCCAGCCGACTTCTGCGACGACACAGCGATCGAGCCTTGAGTCCTAACCATGACTGCTCGACAGACATGCTCGGCAAGCATCGCTTCGCCAGTGTGCACGATCCGTCCTTCGGTGATCATGTTTCTTACTATCGGGGTGTACTGAAGAATTTCTTTGTATCCCATTACGACGCGACGACGCTCAAAGATCGGTGGGCAGTGCGCGTCAATAGTGGGCGAGAAGATGAACTTAATTGCAGGATCCGCCGCCAAAGCTGCGACATGTGCCCAAAGTTCTTTGGCTGTTTCGGCAGTAAAAGCGACCGAGACACAAGTACGACCGTCGCCAAGAGCGACAGACTTTGTCGCAAAATATCTGGACTCATCCATAGACGCTTCTACCGAGATCACGCCGCCGCTAGGGATCGGGCCGTCGTACTTAAGGTCTGGCCAAAGGTGGGTCTGAATCCATGACTGGGTGCTGGCGATCCACATGTTAAGCGACGATCGCAGAAAGTTAGAGCGGTCAGGATCTTTGGATTCGGCGCGCAAAGTGTCCATCGTCAGAGTGTGTCCAAGTGCCGGGTTGCCCCACGACCACGAAGATTCTTGCATCGGATCAACTGTCGGCGGTGGCGACCATTCTGCAAAGTAAAAGTTAGAAGGGTTATTTGTGTCAATTAATCGCAACGCGTTCTCTCGATGTCTGATAAACAATGCGCTGCTCTCGGTGCCAGCTGTGCTGAAGAGCGCCAAGTGAGGAGACCTTCGGACGCGCTGGGTTGGAATCAGGCCTGCCATCGTGATCTCGGAAATGTCAAAGATCTCATCCGCGCAAATTAGATCTACCGACATACCGTGACCGATTGAAGGGTTAGCTGCGCGCACATACCACTTGCTTCCGTCAGGCATCGTCGCCGAGTTTCGACCAAAGGACTTCATAATTTTGGCGCCGTAGCGGTCTTCAAGAATCGGTGCGATCTCATCAAAGAGCAGACAGGCAAGTGACAGAGTGTGAGCTGTAGATAGGACGGTCTGCTTTGTGCCTCGGATCTTTGGCATTTCGATCATCCAAAATAGAATCAAACATTGAATTAGGAGTGTCTTGCCATTTTGTCGAGCGACAGAACAAAGAGAAGATCTGTGCACAAGATCATCCTGTCCATCAGGAGCAGTAGTAAATCCCAACGCGCGCTCAAGATAATGCACCTGCCAAGGCATGAGTTCAACATGAAGCAGCTCTGAAGCCATGTCCCCCACAAGTCCAGCCCATGAGCCGTCACAGTCTGGAACGATCGTTTCCAATCTTGGCTGGTCGTGGCTGATCACCGCCAGTTCAGGCTGATCCTGACTAGTTGGGAGAGATACATGGA